CTCTGTGTGCCCATCCATGCACTCCTGTTGAACTCCCTGATCTCCTGTCTGATCACGTCCTTGCTGACCCCAAATCTGTTGGCCATCTCGTAGTCGTCCTGTCCCGTGTCCACCAGCTTGTAGGGATAGTTCCTGATACCGTGTTCGTTGAAGTATGATCGTAGTTGCATCCACTTGGTGAAATGGCGTTCCCATTCCAGCAGTACTCCGTCAACGTCGGTTAATATGATTCTAGCTGATGTCGGCATCTTCCATCCCCGCCACTCTCAGTTTGACGATGTTGGTTATCTGCCATTGCTTCTGGTCCAACCCCTTGGTGATGCCCAACCATTGGTTCCTTATCAGTGCGAAGTCATTGATGATCTTGGTCATGTCCACCACATCGTCCTCGCCGTCCACGTATTTCTCTGCGTCTCTACTGCTTAATAATTTGTTGTAGTTCTCTAGGAATTTCCTGAAGGTCTTGGATCTCAGTCTTCTCAATTCTATGTTTAGGTATTCGAGTATGGCTTCGAGCTGTTGCAGTTGACTGAATCTTTCCTCAACTATGCCGGGCAGTGACGCACTGGCTCTCTCTAGGTTACCGTATATCTTGCACTGCTTCCTTGCTTCGAGCAACTCGTTGTCGAAGTATGCTACACAGTCTGGTATCTTGGCTAGGTTCCTGCTGACTTCGTTGTACCAATTTATCATTCATCAGTATCGCCGTAACCCACGTCTTCGGGATCGTCTTCCTCGAACACGGTATTAACAGCTTCCTCTAGTTTTGGATCAAGTTCTGCAGATCCTTTGAGTACTTCATGATCCACCCCAATGTCCTCTAGACTCTTGAGTAAGTCTATTGCCATGTCTAATTTCTGTCGTTCGGGAACGTAATGTATAATGGCATTCCACAAACGTTCAATGTCAGCGTGATCAAAGTCTATCATCTATTCCTTCTCTATGTTTGGTTCTGCTTTTTTAGTTTTTGCTTTTGGTTTTGTTTCAATTACTTCTGCTGGAACTTCTTCCTTGTCAGCAAAGTTCGTAGATTCTGTGAAGTCTGCCATTAGCATATCTAATTTATCACCTACCCATTGTTTCCTGAATTCTATGTGTTCCTTGCCTGCTTTGTCTATGTACTTCAGTCTGTTTCCGGTCTGCACAAGTACACCTTTCTTTTCAAACAGGTCCACTAGTCCACTGTATGGGTTCATTCCTGTTTCGTATGGAATCTTGACCTGTACCGATTCAAAAGGTTTTGAGTATCTAGTCTTCATGACTTTACAAGCGGCTCTTATACCCCTAACATCTGTGACTTTGTTACCATCTAGATCTTCTTTTAATTTAAGTTTCTTCATTGCAATAACGATAGAACTTGCATAGATGAATCCTTGTCCACCTGATATCTTGTCATCTGGATCAAACATGTCCTGTGATGCGTAAGTGTGATTGGTTGCTATAAGCCCCACGTTCCATGAACCAAACATGTTGACACAGTTTCTCACGAGTGCTGTTAATGCCTTGGGCTTTCTACCTAGGTCACCTTTCATGTCACCTGCTTCAAACTGATTAACATCTGTTGGTGTGAGCATCATGCCTAAACTGTCTATGACGAACAGTACTTTAGGTGCACCTTCTTTGTCATCTGCATGTTGCTCTTTGTAACCTTTCATGAACTCTGAAATAGTTTTCGCCACATCGTCGATCATGGATATACTTAATTTTAGAAGTTTATCTTCTGATGTGTCTACTTTCAATGCTTGTAACCATTTTTCATCTAGTGCATTCTCTGTGTCAATCAAGATAACAAAGATGCCTTGTTCCTGTGCATTCTTGATGATGTTTCCTGATGCTATGTAACTCTTACCTGCTCCTGACTCTCCTGCAAGGACAGTTACCTTACCTAGTGGAATTCCTTTGTTGAAATCTCCAGTCATTAAATAATTTAATGCGTAATTTCCTGTGCTGATCCAATCGGTGGGATCGCTAAATCCAATACCTAGACCTTGGATTGATTTTGTGATGTTCTTTCTAAATTTTGTTGCGTCAAATACTTTTGTCATAATTTTATCCTTTGTGTATCATATATTAACATACCTAGGCCCTAACGTCAATGTCAGGGCCTTGGTAAAATGTCAGATTATTTTGCTTGTCTTGATCTGATCAGCTTCAGGATGTCCTCTGCTCTCTTGGCACTGTCACCCGCTGGAGCCACCACTGCTGGTGCCGCCTCTGGTTGTGGTGCTGGTGCAGATTCAGTAACAGGTGCCGCTGTAGGTGCCGCTTCTGCCACTGGCGTTGCCGCCGGAGCCGATGCTGTTGGTACTGTCACCTGGGGTTTAGCTTGGTAAGCCATGCCCGCCGGTCTGAAGTACTGTCCATACTGCTCTAGATCATAAGCCTCACCTTCCACAGATTTCTCAAATAACTCCTTGATTATTTTAACCTCTGCTTCTGTTGGCTCTTTGGGTCTGAAGTCACCCAGGTTGTGTAACCCATGTGTTTCGATAGAGGCTCTCTCTGCTTCGTCGAGTGCTCTTTCCCTTCTTGACCATTTTGATGTCGAGTAGTCAGCATAACCACCTTTTGTGGTCTTGGTGATTCTGAAGTCAACCCCTTTCACATAATCAGTAGGCATTTCTTCCATCTCTGGATCCATCAATGCTCCTCTGATGATGTTGAAGATCTGAGGCCCAATGATAAATCTTCTGATCGGGTTCTCAGGAGTTGAGTCTTCTGCTAACGGATTCGTTGTGACAAAACCTTGGAAAATGTAACTTTTCTTCTTCCAATATTTTCTGCCCATGTCTTCCATGCTCTTGTCCTTGAACCATGGTCGAACTTCCGTCAGTACTGGGCAAGTCTTGCCATACATCTCCATACATGGTACTTGTACCTGTACTGGTCTTGAGTCAGTCTGACCTTTGATACCTGCGAAAGGTAATTTGATCATGTTTCTCTCAGTCCAGAAGAATGTATTTGTTGTATCCTTATCGGGCAAGAATCTGACCACTGCTTCTGATCCTTCTGCTATGTTCCAATGTGGATAGATGGCGTTGTCTCCGCCTGTGTTGGAAGTGGAGCGATTCACTTCTTGAGATTTTAACTTCGCCCTTATTTCAGCTAATGATGCCATAATGTAAGCCTCCTTGTGTGCCTATGTTTGTTAGTTTTAAGTTGCCTAAATGTATATTAGACATATAGTACATAATATACACACTTATTTATCAGTTGTCTACTATTATTATTGGTAATGTGGGTATTTTATTATTGGATATTGGCCAGGTGTTTGATTCTGTCTAGTTCTGTGTTGATCTCTTCGGCTTCTTCCTGTGCTTCTGCTGGCACTTCTTCTAGTGTGATTTCCTCACCATCAGGACCTTTTACTTTGTCACCTTTTTTCATGCCATTCATTTTAGCCTTGGCCACTGCACCGCTGTATGCATTGCCTTCGTCTTGCACTTCGCTGTCTTCTCTTTTAAGTTTGTCGTAGTTCTGTGAAAGGTAAGCCATCGCCGCTTTCCCGTCATGTGTCTTGAAAACTTCCTCACCGTCCTTGTCTAGCACGGCGTTCACTATCTTGCCATCCTTGTCCTTGTACATTGAAACGTAAGGCTTGATGTCTTCGAAGGTTAGCCCTTCCAATTGGTTATCTTCTGACACTGCGTCTTCTGACACGAAGTCAATCATGACCCAGTCGATCAGTTCCTGTGTGCTTTCTAAATCTTCTAGTTCCTTCTCGTCTAGTTCTGTGCCATCGGCGTAGTTTGCTTTTTGTAGTTCAAACATTCCATCGCTGTAATCCTGCATGTCATACACTATGCTACCTTGGTCTATCTCCTTACCATTGAGATACAAGTAATCACTTTCTGCTTCCTTCTGCATTAATTCTTTTTTTCTTTTCTGTATTGCTTCTACAGACTCTGGATCATTTAGTTTTGGATTTGCTTGTAGATCTTGTAATGCTTTTAATTTTTCTTTCCTGTCCTCTTCGTCTCTGGGTGCTGTTGCGTATTCGTTCACGGTCTCTTCCACCCATGATTCAAACGCTTCTGTTTCTTTGCCTATCGCTTTTCCCTTGATGTCTTTCTTGGGATTGAAATCTGC